GACGTCGGTGGCGTATACTAATTTCTCTCCGGTTGCCTTTTCTGTAATGATAAAACTGTGACATTCAACATCATGCGCCACTAGAAATGCTTCAACCTCAAATTCGGCTGTTTCAAACGTTCCTCGGTTAGTATGTATCTTGATTGTTGGTATAACCTTAATTAAACGAGATAACCCACTTTCGTTTGCGTGATCTCCATGTGAGTGTGTTATAAATAATTCGTCAGGTTCTTCTAAATCATATTTTTCTAATAACGTACGCCATTTTTTAAACGATAAACCAAAGTCTAATGCAATGGTTTCATTCTCTCCAGTTACTATCGAAGCATTACCCGATGAGCCGGTTGCGAGGACTGTTAATTTCATAATTTAATTCCTCCCTTGTAAAAATGACTAGCCGTTAAGCCAGCCATTAATGTTATTCCTCATCGTTTTCAGCGTCGTAGTAGAAGTTTGAACCAGCCTTTTGGCGTACGAATGTAATTTCTTGTCCTTCGAGTTCCTTAAATTGTGAAACTCCTAACATGTCCAACAAACGATCCTTCTTAGCTTTAAGTGCGAACATTCGCTTACTTTTTTCATCAAATACCGAGTAACCACGAACGACTGTAAATTCTCCGCCTTTTTCTAATTCGACAATAACGGCAATTTTAGAACCATTGTCAACGACTTCCTTAACCTTACCCGCTACAATAGCTTTCTTTGCCTCTGATGGTGTTGGAAATGGCTTGTCTAATGTGAAACCCTTGTGACGCTTACCTTTTTTGTCGGTGTAATCATATTCATACACTTCTTGTTCTGGGTTCTTTGTTAAATGTTCATCGAGAGCTTCTAAATCTTTAACACCGAATTCTGAAAGCTTATTTTCGATATAGTCAGCGTTACCCATCTTAACCTCAACAACGTCACCATCAACATCAAAGTACATAGCCATTTTGTCTTGACCGTTTTCATTTGAAATTTGTGAAAAAATAAAATTGCCTTTTGTCATGTATATTCTCCTTGTTTTTAACTGATAAATATATTGTAGCATATAATTTTAAGTATTACAACACTTTCTTCCAGCTTTCTAACTTCTTTTCTGCTAATTCGATGTAATAACTATAATCTAAATCAGCCGGTGTTTCTTTTGGTAACTCATAGTTGGCGATTGACATTTGTTCTGGCGTATCTGGGAACTTAGCATTTTCTAGGTCTTCCACTTTCTCCTTAAGAACCTTACCGCCAGATTTTGTAGCATAAGTTCGGTTTACTTCGTTATCAAACACCTTACCATTCTCGTCTACCATTTTACCAGTCTGTGTTGATGATTTCATAGATTTAAGAGTAAAGCAGTAGTCTCTGAACTCACCATCTTGTACAGTTGCAATAAATGGTCGATTATAAACTAACTTTTCAACTAGCATGTGATCGATGATAGTTGGTTTTGAAGCTTTAGTTACGTCTACCCCATTTGCTTGACCTACTGCACCACCTTTCAACTTTAATTTGTCGTTTTGTTTAACTGCTATATAATTGTTGACATCTCGTTGAATTAAGCGTTTGAACGATGATACTTCTAATTGCAATTTAAAATCATCTTCCCATCGTTGTTTGATGATGTCGAGTTTATCTTGTGTAACGTCAGGATAAGGTTTAAATGCGATACCATCTGTATTGACTTGATAAACAGTTCCCACTAGGTCTAATTGATTGGCTAGATTATAAATAGCAACCATACCACTAACATTGACACGAATAGCAGACTTTGGATTATATAACTTTGATGATTGGAGACGCAATAAGCCGTAGACTGAGTTAATGATGATTTTTTGCGTCCCGGCTAATGGATTACCTAACGCTTTATTTTTTAGACGCTCTGTGACAAGATTTCTAAACTTATTTGTAACTGGTCCTAGTAAATTGTCTCGTAGCATAATATTAGGGAAATGAGAACCACTATCCCATTGTTGAACATCAGTCTCATCAACCACATTATAAACAATCTTTTTAGTACCACGTTTGTTTGTTTCAATCCTACCCTTAGCTGAGTGTAGACCACCAAAACCCCAAGTATAAACCATACCATGAGCCTCCATGACAAGAGAAGTCCATTCTTTACGCATAGCTTTTTCACGTTCTGCTTTTGTTTTTAAGTGTGATATTTCAGGACTAACTTTCAAAGCATTTTCTAAGAATAACTTAACCCCAGTTGGCACACCGTAAATATTAGGGTCTTCTGGTTCAAAGCTTTCTAGTTTATCACGACCCATTAAGTATGAAGCAGCAGTTGACCCATTAGAATAGTTAATTGATGTTTTAGATGTGCCGTATTCCTTAACCAAAAGCTCTTTACCATCAAAATAATCTTTTCTAGTCTTATATAGTTCGATTGTGGCTCGTAAATCTTGAATATTATAGTGACAAACCTCGAGTATCTGTTCAATCGTAAACTCATCTTTATAATCAAACGGTATAGAACTCTCCTCGACCATCATACCAGACATTGACTCGAACTTCTTTAATGAAAAACCGGGTTGCATTTGTTCTTTAGTATCTAGGTTTAGGAAGTCGATAAATTGAGATGGACGCTTTTTGATAATACTGTCTGACTTCAATTTTATATAATTTGTTGCTCTATTTTGTAGTATATCTTCAATCAAGAAATTATCATATGCTTTGTTATTGAAACCAACATACACATAATCACCACTTAGGAGGCTCTCATTTTCTCTATCGCGAACTTTACCAACGTTTAAGTATATTTGTACTCCATCAACTTCAAGTACGTTAGGAGTAAAATTAGGAGCATTTACAATCACGTACCCTTTTCCGTCTTCATCTAACAAACCAACTAGGTTCATTTTCTCAAATACTTCAATATCGTAAAATAGTTTTTTCATAATTACTCCTATTCTGGGTTCCTAATTGAGTGGTAAAATTGTGTTGGTTCTTCCTCTTGATAATTAATACCATCAGCGTCCCACTTTATAATGGCGTCTCTTGCGTCCTCATATACCATACCACGCCGAACGACCATTGTATACATCAACTTACGATAACCAGCCGAACGACCTCCCTCAGTAAATGGTTCAACTTTTTTTAGGTAATTATCAATGTTATGTTTTGTATAATTGCTTTTTGGTTTTTCAATCGGCTTATCTTCGTACACCTTTAATAATTCAAAGCGTTCTGGAGATGGTGATAATTGTTCTAAAAATGGTTTATTTAAATCTAGACTATCAAAATCGTAAAACGGTAACGTTGTGATTAAATTGTCTTTTGTAAATACATCAACACCATCAATAATAGCATTGTCGCCAGTCTTACGAATGTTTAAATCATAATTATTCTTGTAAAAACGGTGTTCATTTGTGGAGTTATGCTTATATCCGGTCAACGTTGGGTTAGTATCAAAATTAGCCGTGAAGTTCTCAACCCCATTTGCTCCGCTCTCGTGGTCTGCGTCTAAATCAACAACAACAAACTCGCCGTGGGGTACAATCCCTAAACCATAACCGTTGTCTAATGCCCTATCTAATTGCTCAATTGTCAAACGTTTGGTCTGCCAACCCTTGTAATTAGGGTATTTCTTATTAGGTGTAAGCGCTACCACATGTATTCCCTGATTGATAAAATAATGCGCTAGATTTCTAATCATTGTCTATCCTTTCGTAACCTCGTTGACTAATTCCGTTGTTTGTTTGCTTTTTGTATTCCCAACCTGGAAGACTATTCATAATAAACCCGACCTTATTAGCAAGTTTTGAATTTACAGCAGCTTTAGTGTCTTCAAGTGCGTTTTCCATTAAAGATTTTCTCGTAACCCATTTAATTTGAGGGTTTGACTCCAGATAAGCGATGATTTGCTCTTCTTCAATTGACTGATATTGGTGCATGCGTTGTAGATGTTCTGTTTCTTCTGGAGTTGGTAACAAATGGACTGGGTAAGACTCATATCTACCAAAGTCATGCATTGCCTCTCCCAACACCTGAAAAGCAATCTCATCTGTGAATTCACTTATATTTTTAGTCTTACTGTCAGTTCCCACCATCATAGTAATAAAGCGCCGGTTACCTGTTTTGTCTCGTAGGTATTCTGTGTTATTAGTTGTACGTACAAGAACGAACCCTTTTGGATAATCTTTACTAGTCTCGGCGTATGGTACTCGTATATTGATTGTTCGTTTTGTAATGAATGATTTTAATGTAGCAAAGTCTGTTTTGTCACTGATAGCCATTTCATCATCATTTACAATCAAATTCTTACTCATTTCAATTAAACTATCCTTGTCTGAAAATGATGTTATTGAGTCAGTATAATAATCACCACCTAATTTTTCAAACATGGTAGTTTTCCCAATTCCTTGACCACCGACTAAATCAAGAACTAAATCAAACTTAACATTAGGGTTTTTTACCTTATGAACCAATCCAGCAAAGAATGCACGAGTCATTTTAATAGTTAATTCGTTGTCTTCTGCTCCTAAATAGTCAATAAATACTCTATCTAGCCTAGTTTTTCCGTCATACTCTTTAAATGCTTTTCTGAAATGTTCCTTTAGTGGGTTTTCTCTGTGTTTCTTTGCGTCTGTTGCATATGCCGACTTGATTGAAGATGGTGCATAGTCTAACTCATACGCCTTAGATATATGAACTGCTAAATAAGTATCAACACTATCTAAATCAAAACCAGCCTTATAATAATCCAAGTCTCGAGACATACTAATTAGATTATTATGTTCGTTAAATCTAAATAATCCTTTTGTGATCGGGTCGTTAGCGATAATCTCTTGTAAATTATATAATGAACGCTTGACATCTCCTTTAGCGGTGTGTTGTAGATTAGTAATGAATTCTTCTTTGGCCAATTCATCTCTCTTATTCTCTAATTTCTCGAAGTTTATAATAGCCGGTGTTGTTTCTTCCATTTCAGGTTGTTCTATTCCAATATCATAGTTAATATTTTCAACAGGCTCTTCTTCGGGTGGTGCGATTTGAGCTAAGTTTTCTAATTCTTCGTTTGTCATGGTATATTTCTCCCTTTTGCTGATGAACTTAGTATTACATATTATATTTTGTTTGTCAACGTGTATAATTTAGAATGATTCCCGATAAACGATGTTTTGGCAGTATTTACCACAACGACAGACAGACAAAAACCCATTAGCCGGTGGAGTTAGGACATCATTTCCACCAAGACACCTTTTTTCTCGTATATATATATATAATAACTATAATAATAATATATAATACTAAATTTATAATAAAATAGTGTCTTGGTGGTTATATATATAAACAAACCCAGTAATATAAAGGCTTTAGGTCAGTGGCACCATTTAATAATATGGTGTCCATTTTACCACCATTTAATCAGCCACATATTCCACGGCTATTTATTCTTCTACCATAGTATTACATTAAATTTTGTGCTATAATAGATACAGACATTTAAACGGAGGACTTTATATGATATTGGAGTTAAAAATAGAAACACAATTGATTAACTGGAACGAAATAGCCAAAATGTGTTGGTCTAGTGATAAGAATAAATACGGTCGTACTAAAAAGCGCCAACAACTATTTATAAAGCACGAGATTAACAACCAAATCGAAGTACAGAACTATTTTGGAGATAACAACACATCAGTATCTTATGACTGGCACACATCAACACACCTAGATTTGGGAAATATGACGGCTGGTGAGAAATTCCTGGCTGATAGCATTAATGAATTGGGTTTGTGGGACGATGATCGTTATATACAAGAGATTAAGCACAAACGAGTGGTAGATAACGAGAACTATGTTATTGTACGAATTAAAGGAGCAAAAAAGAAATGAGTTGGAGAAAGTATAATAAAATATATACTGAAGGTTTTAAAGTTTTTAATGTTTGGTATTTGAAAGCTGCACACCCCGAAATTAAAAAGTTGAGAGCTAGAAATTGGCTAAAAGCTAATCAAAGAAGAGGTATCAAAAATGAGTTTAAAAGTAATTATTAAATCAAGACGCACCGGCTTATATGTTAAAGATGATAATGGTAAGATGACGAGCGACCAAAACGAAGCTATTGTGTTCTCTTCTGAAGTCTATGCACGTATTTTCCTAAACACTCACGACTTTATACCCTCTGAGTACTCGTTTGCAATTGGTTCTTCTGAGTATTTACCAAATGTGAATAATGTAACAAACAAAGATGACGTAAACCACCCAAAACATTACAACAGCTATTCATTCGAAGTAGTAGATGTGATTGATGAGGTTGTTCCCCACTATTCACCGGCATATTCAGGTCATATTCAAAACGCCATCAAGTATATCTTCCGTGCGCCATTTAAAGGAACTCTACGAAAAGATTTAAAAAAGGCTGTATGGTATTTAGAACATGCGATTGAGATTATAGATAAGGAGAAAATGTAATGGATAGTTTTATAGTATATGCAATCGGTTATGTTGTGGGAGCATTAACTATGATGTTACTTATTTACATCGACGACTAATTATAGACAAGGAACTCTAGAATGGCTTATGAAAAATCAGCGCTAGACAAATTATATAGAACTAGCCGGTGGGAAAAGACAAAAGCACTCGTGATTGATCGTGATCGTGGACGGTGTACGAGATGTGGTAAGATGGTGGTTGGGAAATTCATAGTACATCACAAGGAAGTCGCTACAGCAGATAACTTCTTTGATGTTGACAATCTA